TATGGTTTCTGTCTAATAACTTACAAGCCAAACCAGTTGTTCCGCTGCCACCGAAGGGGTCTAAAATCCAATCACCAGGTCTTGTAAATAAGGTAATCAAATAAGACATTAACTTAATTGGTTTAACCGTTGGATGTACGTTCTTTTTAGGTTGAACTTCCTTTGGTTGATGTTCGTTGCCTGGTAATGTTGCTCTACCTAATTGTTTTATACCATCTTCATTACCAAACATAGTTTCTTTTTTACCTTCACCACTTAATCCAAAGTCCTTTTCCTTCTTTGCTGGTTTTGGGGTTTGTATAAGTGGATAAGTCATCTTTACATTATCAGGTAATGCCTCAAAGTTTAATACCTTATCAACATACGACCCCTCACTAAATGGTTTCATTCCAACGATGATTATTTCCCTTGCTGGCTTGGGTTGGAAACCTGCCTTACTACCTTCGTATTTCTTTGCTACATCTGTTGCTGGTGCTGTAATACTATTCTTACTCTCAAATCTATCTACATCTTTCCAAGGCGTTATTTGTGGTATAGAGTTTTCATATTCACCAATAACTTCACCTTTAGCGTTGAACCTTTTGTCTAATGACTTACTGACATCTGTTGCTTTGGGGAATCCACTATGATACACCCATTCAATATTGGTGAATGATAAGTCAAACCCCGCTTCTTCAAGGTCTCGTGATATTCTCCATAATACATCCGTTCTTGGTGCTGCCATAACTGTAATAAACGCACCAGGTTTCAATACCCTATAACTCTGTCTCCATATTTCTGTATCTGGTAATACCTGATCCCATTTTTTGCCCATGAAGCCATATGAGTAGGGAGGGTCGCTACATAACATATCTACACTATTATCTTTTATTTCTTTAAGTTTTTCTGCGGAGTCCCCACAGAACATTTGTGTCTCTTGTTTCATATATCTATAAGTTTTTTATTAGTTAGGGTTATTTTTATTGTTCTATAAATTAAAAATAATATGAATACCCTATAAATAAATATGGGGAAATTGTAAAAAAATTACAACTCCCCCACATTTAGAAGAACAAAAACAAAACAAGGGTCTATACTATATCCCCGTTTATTAGGGCTGTATATCTCTTTTCTAAACTCTTACATATGTTATAAAAACATTTACCACAACCAGGTCTTTTATTTTGTTTCAATTCTCTATTATAAAATCCATAAATGTAATTTATTTCATCTCTGGATAGACCATACTTTTTTATTAAGGTCATAACACTATCCCATTCATGTCTTGTTGAAAGACCAAATGATAGTTCAACTTCTTTTTCTTTTTCACATTCCTCACAATCCATTTCTTTATCTTGAAAAGATAATTCTTCTTTCAAGTTCTCTTCTGTTTGCATCACAGGTTGTTCTTCCGTATTCATAATTCCATCTTTTTTTATTTTTTATTTTGGTTATATGACCTCGTGATACGCCAAACATTTCTGCTATTTCCCTGTCATATAGTGTTGTGTTTTCTAACAAATGTTTGATGAGTTCAATATCATCTTTATCTAACTTTATTTGTCCCATTCTTCATTCCATTTTTTATTTACCCACTTCTTCATTTCTCTTATTGTCTGTCTTATTGAATATTGTGGTATTTTTGTTTTTTTATGTATTGGTTCTATTTTTTTGTATTCAATATACATTCTAAATAACCCCACATTATACCAGTTGTTAGGATTATTTATTAGTTCCTGTTCAAGTAAGTTATTCAACCATTCAATATTTGGTATATCATAATAGGGTTGATCTTCCTCATCTGGTATATCCTTTAGTTCTGAGTTCAACATTCTGTATGTCCTTTGGAACTTTGAGTTATTTGAATAGAACTGATTGGTGAGTGCTCTTGTTAGGAAATACATTTGTTCTTCTTTTGTCTGTAAGTTATTCCACTTCACATTTGTTTCAAGTTGAATAAGAACATCATGTAGAAGGTCTATATGTCTTTCATCACCCTTTGTTATTCTTTTTGCGAGTTGGAGGTATTGATTGTATCTTCTTTGATCCATAGATGTTCCCAACTACCTCTTTTTATGGTAGTGTATAGATAATTGCTTGGAATATTATATTCAAAAGAGAGTTTCCATACTGACTTTTCTTTTGTCTTATATGCTCTGATAATCTCTCTTTTTTTATTATCATCCAAATTATATTTGTTTATCTTCATACCATAATTATCTCTGTTCTTACAATTTTCTTTATTGGAGACACACCTAAGGTTTTCAATATTGTTATTTTGAACGTTTCCATCAATATGGTCTATTGTTTCAGCACAATCACATCCGTTGAATGCTGCCCATATTAACCTTGCTACTCTTTTGGTATATGGTTTATTCTCATAGGAAATACAGACCCTTTGATAGTTTCTACTATCAATACTGGTTTGAGTAATCAATTTATTTCTTCTGCTGTTTTTAATCTTACCTGTGTTGGAAGCCTCATAGGTTGGGAACATAGGTATTGTTTTCCATACTTCACTCATTTGTATTTCTTGTTTATCAAGTTTATTAGTATCTGTCTGCAAGCATTTCTTCATATGCTGCAACCATCTCTTTATAGTTGTTAATATAATCTTCATGATTTTGTAGTTCTTTGTTTTTGACCCATTCCTGATACTCATAATCTAAATCGCATGGGTAGAACTCTTCCTCTATGATGTCCTCCAAAAATCTTTTTATTAGTGCCATGTTTCTTTTTTTTTTAGTAGTTGTATTTATAATCCATTTGTTCAATTTCAAGGTATGTCATACCATTACAATACTTTCCAATAGTATTGTCCCATTCATGTCTAACCAAAGTTTCTATGTCTTGTTCCTTTGATTTTTTATCTTTAAGGATTTCATCTACATTCCATTCTTGTAATGTATCTCCGCTGATTAGTAAGGTTTTGATTTTAATTGTGTTTTCCATTTTGTTATTGTTATATATATAAATATAACACAACCTCCACAAAAGTCAAACCCTACAAGAAAAATATTTGATATTTAGTTGAAAAAAAATAAAAAAATATGATATTTAGATTAAGACATCAAAAAAAAGGCTTTCTATTGCACGCCATGTATTCCCGCCTTTTTCCCTTACTTCCGATGAGTAAGGGTTTTTTTTTATCTTTTTTTGAAAAGTATTTTGCAGTATAAAATATATTCACGACCTTTGAATTTCAAACTTAAACAAAGACAGAAATGAAAAAGCAATTGTTAGAACAAATCAAAAAAATCAACGAATATGACTATTTCTATTGCTTGGGAGCAAATTACAATTCTAAGCAACTTAGAACGTATTTGAATGACTTACAAAAAAGTTGAAAGGGATTAACCCATAACTGAAAGCATTTCTCCATCACTAGAGTTTCTATCAATTCTAGTGATATAGATATTCTCCAAAGCACTAATAAAGATTTCTATGTAAGAGTGGTATTCTTCTAATGTAAGATTTGCTACTTCCTGTGGTTTCATATTCAACTTCAGTTCTAGTGTCTGTAAAAAAATATGAGCGATTACATCACCAAAATCTCTTTTCAGTTTCCTGAAACTTTGAATAATAAAGTAATCAAACTCCATAGGTTCTAAAAATAAAGACATAAGTTCCTTATAGATACTTTCTATTGGAAACTTGAAAGTAGGATTATCTTTAACTATATCCTCTAATAGACCAGATACTGATTGTTGATATTGCATAATAAAGATGAGGGGAAGGTAGAAAAAAATTACAAAATGGGAAAACTGAAACTAATGCACCTCCCCCTCAAGAACTTATAGAAATTGAAATTCGCTGACTTCATTATCAGCATTTAATTTATATTTAATCTTTTGTCCTACTATACCAGATTTTAATGGTTGTTCGGTTTCAATAAGTAATGGCTCATCAAAATCTTCTAAATATAGATTATAAAATAATTTATTTGGTTGAGTTCTATTATACAACTTTTCAACCTTGATTAACTTATAATCTAAAATCTTATGTGTTTTCTTTATCATACTTATAAATATCAAAGAAATTACTTTTTTCTTTTTCTAACCAGAAATACAATTAAAATGAATGAAAGTAATAACGAATATGTTAATATCATAGGATTTAATGTTTTCAACATAATCAATCCTTCACGAAGCCTTGAATAGGTTTTTCTTCAACTATTACTTTTGATTGTATCATATTTTTAATATCTAAGTGCTGCTGCTTTAACCAATCATTATGATACATCATTCTATTCAAAGAATTGATTTTTGATTTATCACCTGTTTGCCATTCTTGTAGTTTCATATTACAAATATAATAATCTTTAATATAATTACCAAGTAAGCAGACCTCTAGTTCCCTATTTTTTTTACCACACCCAATAAGTTTCATAAGACCAGTTCAAGTATTCCCCCATATCTTATTTATCCTTATTGACCTTTTTCGTAGCAGGTATGTCTCAATTTCCTATTTGGATTTATCCACCTGTAAGACCCATACTCTCGTTCCGTGCCGATTATACCCTCTGGGCGATATTAAACCTTTTTCTGTCGGTTCAACTACATAAAAAAAACTGATATAAAAATAAAAAGGAGAACCATTAAGCCACCACGCCCTCTGTTCTCCAATTTATAATATATCAGTTTAAGATATTTAATATTTCTTTGAAGGCGTGGTAATAATAAATATAGTAAAAAGTATAAAAAATCAAATCATTCCCAAATCTTTTGGAGAATAAATTATAGAGTTCTCAAAACCCCTTTTGTTAGGTTCAAAATTATGTTTTTCACAGAACTGTAAATGAATATCTTTTTCCAAATCATATCCAATACTCTGTAAAAATAAAAAAGTTTTTATCCAATCGTTTTTACTCACATTAAATAATTGTGGGCCATCTTCTTTTTTGTGTTTTAATCTACTTCGGTTTTCATTTATACACATCTTCCCTTGTTGATTACATATCTTACATCTATTCATAATAGATTTAACATTACTCTTATAGAACGACTTGATTGATTTTTTCTTTTTACAGGAACAACATATCTTCGTTTCAACGAGGTTTTTTTCGTTTGGGGTCATAATACTACTTTATAAAGATAATTGAAATTAGGGGTGTTTCTGTCCCTTTTAGGACTACTTCCAACCCATAGCAATATTAGCAATATATTTTTGCTGATATTGAGTATAACAGAAACCAGCACGAATACCTCTGTCCTTTTTCTTTTCTCTTACCATATCATCACTCATACATCTACCCATAAACTCACCCAAACTTTCTTTTGGATTTGGTTGATATTCAAACTTCTTTCTACCAAACTCCTCACTCATTCCAACTACCCCACCTTGTTGAGCATCATTTGGTTTTGCTCCATGACATGCTTGTTTAGCATATTGTTCTGTATAACCAGCCGACTTATGTTTTTCCATACAATCAGTTGTTGGTAATGTAGCAAAATCCTCACTCTCTTTTGTGGCAAACGCAAAACCAGCAGCAGTTTCTGTTTCAAGGTCATCTTCAATATCTTCAATATCTTCTGTTGCCATACCTTCTTTAGTCCAATATGAATAACAAACTGCTAATCTTTGGTCTTGTTCTGGTAAAGCATCTTTTTCAACACTCATACATCTTGAGATAAACTCTTGTTCTGTTTCGTTTTTTGATGGTTTGATTGGCATAACTTATAATTTGTCTGATTTTAATTTTTTATTCTCGGTGTGTAATTCATCTACCTTCTTTTCTAAATCCTGTATTTTGACATTCAAGTTTTGTATCTCTTGTTTCAAGTCATCTATAATGTTCTTATAAAGATTTACTGCAAGTTCAAGATTTCTGAGCGTCTGGTTGTCCGTCTCGGCTTGTTGTCTCTTACGACCCACAAACCAACCAGCAATACCAGTCAAAGCATTAGATAAAAATAGTAATATTGTTTCGTTCATATTAGTCGCAATTTACACAAGCATCATATTCTGGGCCTTGGTAGTAAGGAAGGTTTTTATACCAACTATTTCTACGTGGTGGTCTTCTCATACCAGGTTCAAAGTGAATACCTGCAAAATAGGTTTGTGATGATGATGGCATACCATCTTTGTCTGTATATGAATAATACCAGGGATAATCACTTGGATATGCTTGAACTCGGTCTAATAATCTTTGAGCATAGAACTCATATCTACCTTGTTCAATATCTCTTAAATAAGACATACCCTTGATGTCTATTGATGTTCCTTGTTCTGTATTACCCACAGTTATGGCTTTATTCATCTTACGAGCAAATACCTCAGGCATCGCTTCATAAAATGCTCTATGAACTAAATAAGGGGCTATGTAATCATTCAACATAATACTATCCGCTTGAGACATAGTCCCTCCTGATAATTGAACTGACTTAACCAAGTCCATATAATAGTCATACCCTTTTGTCCCGATCAGAGTTTGCAAACCGAGTTCCTGAGCCATATAGATTGTGTTAGTCAATAACGCCATATCTATATTCTGGTTCAAAGTTGAGAATGATTTTAATTTTGTCTCGCTGATAAGTAATACTGTAGGCATCTGTTATATTCCTTTTTCTATATCTATTTTTGTCTCTTCAATATCAGGTAAGATCTGGTTTTGTTCTAGACCCAATTTGATAGGTTGTTTATCTCTCAAAAATAAGAGTTTCTCAAATGTCTTTAATATCTCTTCTTGAATAGGCACAATTCGTGTTTGAAGGAATAAATTATAAGCATCTAACATCTCAGTTCTTCCCCCAAGTTGTCCCTGTGTCTTTATGCCCAAGAGCATCGGGGAGGATATACCAAACGCCGTGAGGATAGTTTGGTCTATTTGTGGTGCCATATTGGAATACCAAGCATCACTCGCATTATTTGGTAATGGAGCAATTACAGGTGCTGTTTCAGGGTTCTCACTAAAAAATAAAAATATCTTACCAGCCTGATTTGTAGAAGTATATTTGGATTCCAGTTGTCTCATCAAAATATCTCTCTCTTCTTCACTTGGAACACCATTTACAAAACTCACACTCATACTTGGCATCATACTATTTTGAGTATTATTCAAATGGAAGTTTCTTATCTCAATATCTAACTGAGCAGTTGTTAATGCCGCAATCCAATCAGGTGCTGGATAATACGACATCATAGGCTGATATTTCTTTACATAATAGATTTGAGATGGGCTGTCTTCACCAACCATATTAAATGCTGGTAGTTCAACTGGCTTCCATTTTTGAGGATTGATTTGTGTTCCCTTCCAATCCACAGAATAATAGTATGTTCCAACATTACCGAACATATCCTCCTTACCTGCTCTCAATCTTGAGAAATCAGTATGGTATATTTCAGCAATACCACCATCATTAGATTTTACAATATTTAATGCAAATCCACCAAATATAATTCTGTCTTTTACACATTTCTCAAAAACCTCATATAAGGTTTCACTTCTATTAGCCATACCAATTCTGTTAGGGTCTCCTTCTTTAACAAAAATGTCTTTACCCTTCACACCATAGATTGTTGCGTTCGCTGAAGCACGGGTAATTGGAGAATATTGATAAATGGTTAATACGTGATTTGGAAATGCGTTGTCGTCCCCGTAGAAGACCCACGGCTTGTTTTTAATTACTTCTTGATATTGCGGAACATAGGCTGCGTTGAAATCTTGTATATGAAATCCGTATTTGTTTTTATTATCCATTACTTATAAATATCTAAAGTTTGTATTTTATCTATATCCAAGATAAGTTAGGTTGATGTTGGTGTTGGTGTGGGTGTTGGAGTAGAAGTATTGGTTGTCGTCGGTGTTGGACTTACTATTGGTTGCTGACACTCTTGTTCTTCTTCACTCACATAGATTATCTGTGCGAAGTCCTCATCATTAGAAATATAAGGTTCAAAGAAACAATCTTGGGTATTATCATTACCGACAATAACCCACGCTCTACCACTCTCTAACTTATTGTAGGCTAAAGCGATATTAGTTGAACCTGATGTAATATTCTCATATATAGAATAGTAATACTGACCCAAATATTCAAAATTGACTTGTGGTGTTGTACCAGTAAGAACAGTTGTCGGTGCCTCCACAAATCTAAACTTATCATAACGAACATTACTGGTTATGACTTGAGGATAGAAACTTATTCTCTCCTTTGATGCTATATGTTGGAATGAGAATAGATAATATGGATTTGGTAATGTCTTATTCATAGACACCGTAGCAATCATATTATTTACCTCATTTTTTCGTATTATCAACATTCTCGCTTATTATGTAATGTGCGTCAAGTTTATCATCTATCAAAACAAATAAAATATTCATAAAAAAAATTATATTTCATTTATTGTTGAACCTGATGGTATTGGTGTTGGAGCGGGTGGAATGTAAGGCCCAACATAAACTGATAATGTCAAATCCTTAACCCATTCATGCTCTGGGTAAATTGAATTATCTATTTCCTGACTTGAAATAAACCAATCCTGATTTGCGTCTAGTGTTGGATTGAAATATACATCAGAACATACTAATTGTCCTACTAAACTATCTTTTTGATGTATTGTGAGTATTGCTACAAATTGTTCCATTTTAATATGTATTTCGTCCTAATGTTGTTTGGAATGTGTTTATAATTGTTGATAATGTGGATACTTCCGATGCGGTTAATCCTGAACCAATACTCACAAATCTATATTCGTTGTCGTAATGTTGTATTGGAGTACCATTATTCATAGCCGCAATATAATTACTTCTCGTCATCGTACCTCTACTTACGCTAGTAGTATCTATAATTGTAGCATTACGATATAAGGTTTCATCACTTGAACCACTTGAAGCCATCAATATAAACCCTTGTGTATCAGGTGTTGTTGTTGTACCTACACCAGTAGAACTAACACCATAGAACCATCTAGGCCCTCCATCTTGTGCTATAACATTATATAATTGTGATCCTCCGACAACTTCAGCGCAACCGAAATAATTTGTGCCACCAACAGGAACATTATTATTCCCCATATAAATACTATAATGCTGACTATTCAAGGTTAATGCCGATGGAGCCAAGAATGTATCAGCATAAGCGGTTGTTCCGTTTGATGTCGCACCAGATGGGTTGAAAGTCCAACCACCAAAGAAGGTCAATCTATATGCGGCATCCGTATTAACAGGGTTTTTACCATTAAACTTACAACCATCACTATTACCCCCTAGCATCGGATAGAATGCTTCCATCTTCTCATACAATCCATTACTTACCAAAGAAGTAAATAATGTAATAGTTGCAGCGGATACGGTTGAAGTAATACCAGTACCACCAGCATCAACAACGGCAGTCAAATAAGCATTTGCCTCAGTTGTTCCACTTGCTGGTGGAGTGGAACTTGGAGTTGGTGTTATTGTTGGTGTAGTTGTTGGTGTAGTCGTATTGGTTGGTGTTGGTGTCAAAGTTGAACTCGGAGTAATGCTAGGCGTCGGTGTTGGTGAAACATTAGGACTTGGAGTTGTTTGTCCTATAACTGTCCCACCTTGTTGAATAGCATTCTCATATCCATCAACTCTTTTGAACCTTGACCTTTTGACATCCCAACTATCAAAAGCATTAACATTTAAGGGAGTTTTTGACTTCCCTTCAACTTGTTTTTGTGGAGAATAAAAGGTTTGTTGTTTCCCTAATACTCCCCATAATCTTTTGTCTATTCTATTACTCATATATTTTGGAGTGGCTAAAATAAGAGGGGAATAAATCCCCTCCTATTATTTTTTTTTAGCAAGCACAAGATGCTAAACTAAATCCTACAAGGGTAGATGATAGAGACCCAGCCAATTTCTTAGCAGGTTCTTTTTCAAATCCTTCAAGGACAACAGTATAACCATATCGGTCTGCAAAGGCGGTTCCAGTTTCGGCAGTACCTGTTTGCAGGGCCATGCCAAAATCTTCGCCTAAATAAAATACATCACCTTCATTTGTCTCAACAAATACCTTCATATCGGTATTTTGAGCCAAGAGTTTTATTTGGTTTCTCGTAGATTGTTGTAATTTAAGGAATACTAAATTAACAATTTGATTATATACTACGGTTCCATTTTCTAAACTCGCTTGGATTGTCTCAACAAAGTTGGATGTATTTTTTTCTACTTGGAACTGATATACAGTTCCACCAGTACCACCTACTGTAAGGATTTCTTGGTCTCCGTTTTCAGTTGTGCCAGTCACGCAGCCTGCGATGACATACACATTTTTAACACCACCAACCGCATCACGGCATCCTTTGCACACATTAGATGATACAAAACAAGATGAAAAACTCATAACTTTTGTTTTTTAATTTTTTGACTTTTCAAGTCGGTTTATTTTTAGGTTAATCCGTTAGTAATTACGAACTGAGGCCAAGCAATTTGAACCCCAATTTTGAAGTTTGCTCTTAATCTTACTTCGTCAAAATCAACAGAATAGAACATTTTAAGATTGTCCATGTCAGACATCAAATCCACACCAGCAACTACGTAGCCAGCAGGAGCCAACATAACAAGATTAGAGTTTAACAAACCACCAACTGGATGAACCAATACGTTTGTAGCAGGGTGGAAAGTTTTGAACTCCTCATAAGACCCTTCAGGGTTGAAGTGGTAGTAGTTCGCTGTTCTGTAGTTAATTAAATACTTACGGTAGTTGCTATGAGACATGAATACAACCCAGTCAGTTCTATTTACAACATCATCAGGGATTTGCTCAATAAGAGCATCAACTTGAGATAATGCAGTTGTAGAATTGATTGGTGATTGACCTGGTACAACAATACCACCTGTGATAGTTTGAGTATCAGCGGTAGTTCCACTTACACCTCTAACCAACTGCTTCAAACCTGAGAAGCAAGTTGTTCCTGAAGAAGCACCCCAGATTTGGTTTTCTACATACTGAGAAATCTGAGCCGTTTTCAATTCAGATATTTGTTGCTCAAAAGGAACTGTCTCTGGTGTTGAACCTGGAGTCAATAACTGACCTAACCAGTAATTATTCAAATCAGCAGGACACAAGGTCTCGTTGATTTTATATTGACATACTGTGATGTCTCTTTGAGTATAGATGGTTGAACCTGATGGATCCCATCCGCAAGTACCATCCTGAACGTACAAATCACTATTCAAAAGGTTAATTGCCTGTGAGCCCTTTACACCTGGTTGAACTTTAATCAACTTGATTGTCTCACTTTCCAAAATTGCTCTTCTAATCAATTCTCCACCAACTTCGTCTGTGTAAGTTGATAATGAAGACAAATTGAATGAAAAGTCATACTTTTTGTTTGCCATAACTTTAGTTATTTTTTTTTAGTTTATTTTATTTTTTGTGGAAACCTTGTCTAATACTAACAAGTTGAGAGATGTAATCATCTTTCGCTTGGTTTAGTTCAGTTTGGATTTGGTTTTTACCAACTCTTAGAGGTTCTCCTGCGGGTTCCTTCGCAAACTTGGAGACCTTCTTTTTCATTTCCTCTTGGTCTGCTACGATACTATCAATTTTGTCTTTGATTTCTCCTAATACAGCCATTAGTTCCTTCTTGAAACCTTCCATATTGTCGTTTCCTTGTGATAGAGCGGGAGTTGTCATCCCCATTTCTTCCTCTACTTCTTTTTCTTTTTCAGAGGCAAGTTCAACATTCTCTCTTTCAGTAATTTTTCCGTCTTTAGTGATAATCTTGATGAGAACTTCTTTACCTTCTGTGTCTTTGAGTTTCAACTCATGTTCTCCATCGGGTGCTGGTTGTTCTTTTCCATCAGGACTTACTACCATAACTTCTTCACCAACGTCAAATGTTGGGGATTTCACTAACGTTCCATCCTTTAGCATCGCTTCTACGAAGTTTTGTTTTTGTTCCATATTGTCATAATTTATTTTTTGGACTAATCCGTCCTTAATTGTTATTTTGGTTGTGTCGTCCAACTCAAACTCACCATCAGGTGCTGGTATTTGCCCGTCTTTATTTATAATATAAATAGGTTCTCCAACAGCCAAATCACCTTCGGTGATAATTTCGTTGCCATTTTCTTTGATTTTGTAAGAATTAAACTTATTCAACCCTAGCAACTTGTTTATTCTGCGTATAGCATCTTGGTATTTCATATAATTTGTTTTAGAATATTTTTGATTTCATTAAGTATTTTATTGTTGTCGGCACTAAACTTTGCTTTTTCAAGGAAATAACCTTGAACGGAAAAACCATTCAATTTACCTTCTTTGACTTTTTGCCATATAGCGTCGTCTTCAATCTTCATAGAAACCATCCAAGTTCCTTTTGGATAATCCATACCGAAAACTTGTTGTTTATCTTTTGCTGGGTCATTAACAATCCAACTTTCAACGACAGATACTCCGTTCAAAAACCTTCTTCCGTGTTCTACATTTGTTTTGTCTAATAATTTTTCCAACATAAACTTCTGTTGAAGTTTCTTTATAGTTTCAACTGTGAAATATACATAATAGATTTCACCAGTTATTTCATTTCTCCTGATAATCATTTTATCAGGAACCATAGCAGGGCCGACTACCATTTTTTCTTCCATACTGAATACAGAAAAACTCATCTCATTTCTTATAGATTTCAATTTGTCTGCAGCCCAATCTATTCCTGTTGTTCCACCCCATCCTAACCAAGCAACATAACCCTTGTCTTTCCAAGGCGTGTCTTTGTATTCAGGTGCTACTTCACTATTCTTTTTATGTCTTTGGAAACCAGACATTCTGGCTATTGTTTCCTCACTTATGTTTTCACCCTTACACAACTGATTTGCTCTTATCCATCCAACTTGGGTCATTCCTTGTACCTCATCACCATATTCTTCTTTCCACTTGATTGCCTTACAAGCGTTGTTCTTTGCTGATGATGGATAGTCATTATAAGACGCAAAAACCTCCGCTGAGGCTTTCTCATACTTTGGATGTTTCTTTGGTAATAAATCATTATCACCTGTATATTTTTTATTCTCAGGTCGTCCTTCTTTAACAATATAAAGAAACGCATTTACACGAGCAAGAGCCCACTGCTCTGCTGACCTAACCTTTGGTGAATGTGATACATTATACGCGCCAACTCCTCTTTGATAAACTGATTTCAACATTCCCTTATCAACGCCATAATCAAGTTTGTCTTTGTATCTTTCGTTGAAATCTTTAACCTTATCTTCTAATATCTTTTCTACTCTTTCACTTACCACAGCACCTCTCTTACCTGATGCATCACCCTTTGCAGTTCCTTCACCTTTTGGGTTAGGATTTGGTGTATCACTCTTTGGTGCTTTATCACTTTCTCTAATACCACCTCTTTCACCTACAACAGCAAACTCTTCAAGTATAGCCCCAAAGTTTAACATAGGATTATCACTTCCTCCAACATCATCAGCATCTTCTCCATCTTCACCTGTCTCATATTCTGTCTCATCTTTTGGATGTGTCTTACAAGGCATGTATAAAGTTTTTCCGCCATATTCGTGGGGATGCGAACCCTCACAACCAATCAACATAGCAATTGCTTCAGCGTCTTCTTGTTTCTCAAATAAAGGTAAAGAAGCAAGAACTGGTTTTTTCTTTGGTTTTGAGATTTGTTCTACATAAGGACTTAACGCACTTACATCAGGGTTTGATGTTGAGAACCCAACTCTTGGCGGGGTATTACCTGCTTCAATAGTTGCTGTGGTTCTTGTGTCTGGTCCTGGCATATCATCCTCATCTTCTACCCCTGTGGTTATTTTATCATTATTGATAATTCTACCTGCTTGTTGATACATAAGTTGTACCCATCTATGACGACAATTATATGACCCTCTCCATGTAAAAATATCATATCCATCAGGGCCTACTTCATTTACAGAACGATTACTCATTTCCATAATGTCCTCAATTCTGAATACCCTACGAGCATTCATCATTTCAGCACAGAATGTTCTATTGAGTTCATCTTTAGGCCCAACATACTTATATCTAAATCTAACATCAGGAGTATCTTGTGCTGATGGTAAATTGGGATTACTGATGATTTGGAACTCTTGTTTTCCAACTGCTTTAACTGATGTAATTTCCCAACCTTCTTTCTCAAGGAAACCTTGTGGTTCTCCATAAGCATGGAACATTTGTATCACCTGTGGTATTTTTTCATCTGCTAAAATATAGTGAGAACATTTCCCATCCTCACAAGGTGATATTTCTTCTTGGTTAAAGTATTCAAAGTTTGCTTCATGTGCTGGCATTTCTACTAATGCAATTCCATCAAGCCCCGCTTCTTCGTCTCCGTCCTGAATTATAAGTTCAATAATTTTAGGGGTCATATATTATTAAATATCAATTTTTTTATAAAGTTCAATTTTTATATTGTTGAACGAGTTTTGATGTTTCTATCCATCATTTGTTGGTTAGTCATATCACTAGCAACTACATAAGTTTTGATAGGTGCCTGACTTACAGTCAAAGAGTTCTGTAAATCTAGTAGTGCTTGGTCTTGTGAGAATGACCCTACTGCTAGTCCTCCATCAGCAAATCTCTTACCTCCACCAATAGAATTGATTGAAGATAATAATGGTCTAAATAATGATGTAGATTTTGCGTTTATCACACTCTCACCATTACTTAACATAGCGGGGATTAAATCACTCTTAGGGCCTCCTATTCCTTGAACCAATCCACCAGTTGCCATACCTCTTGGTCTTGGAACTGATGTGCCAGATCCAGTTGAACCTCCACCTCCACCAGCATTTCCATCAACAGGAGTTTTGATAATATCATTAACAGCCTTGAAACCAACAAGACCTGTCGCAACCGCTTGAACTATCGCATATGCGGGTACTGGAACTCCAGAGAATGCTTTGAGTTGTCCCGCTATTGCGGCATATGTATTTATTAACGATGCGGCAATTGCGAGTGCTTTACCTTTCTTTGTGTCTTTGCCAACAATATCTGATAGTGCGTTTAAGGCTGCGGCTGTTGCCCCTAATAATTGTTGTTGTGCCTGAAACTTCTTCTGCTCTATACTTATCTGTGCCTCAGCATTAGCCCTCAAATCGGCGGTTTGTTTGTCCTTGATTGCCTTGATTTGTTCTGCGGTCAATCCTTCACGAGCGAGTTGTTCAGCATAATATGCTTCGTCCAACCTTCTTTTCTCATCAAGTAATTGTTGTTGAAGTTGCAAGTCCCCTTCCGCAGCCTTCATCATATCTTGGAACTGCTGGTCTTGAACCTTCTTATTCTCTTCAGCAGTTTTTAATGCTCTATCTAAATCACTTCTAAACCTCTTGTTGTTTTCAATTTGGATAGTCGCTGTGAGTTGTCTTTGTTGAAGTTCAAGTTCCTTTACTCTATTTGCTTCTTCTTCTGTAAGTGTTCCAACTTGTTTCTTTCTTTCCTCATATAAAGCAAGTTCATCACTAATGGTTTTCTTTTGTGCTGCAAATATTTCATCTTGAACCCTTCTGGATTCAACTGAGTTTTCGTTGGTTAAATCTTTGACTAAACTATAAGTGATTGTGAGGTCATCTATAATTTGTTTGTTCTCTGTTTGTTTGCTCTTAACTCTATCTTGAAAAGCCTTCGTATCAAGTTCTTTTTGTTTGTTGGCAAACTCTGTCTGTTTGTTTAGATATTCAGCGTCAAGTGCGGTAAGTTGAGCAATATAATCCTTATATTCTTTTGAGTTTTTTGGATATAATGCTTGTGTCTGTTGTAATAATAATTTCTTTGAGTTATATGCATCTTGAGCATACTTTTTCTCAATATCAAATCTTTCTTGGTCTGTCTTGGCATTCGCCATAGCGACAGCCTTAGCCTTATCAAGGTCAGCCTGTCTTAACTTCTCAAGTTGTTCGTAATTTGCTTTTTGTCCTTCAACCCATTTGTTATGTGCTTCAGCGGCGGCTTCCAGGTTCTTCTTTTGTGTTTCAGTTGTTTCCTTTGTTCCCTCATCAAACCTTCCATAAGCCTCCATACCAGCATCAACAGCAGTACTTACAGAGTTCTTGAGTTGGTCTATACCTTCACCCAACATTTCAGCATTCCCTGTAAAAATACCAATCAATAATTTACCTGCTCCTACACCAACTTCTTTAATTAGGGTGAATAAACCATATAAGGCAGAGTAGTATGCTCCAATACCTTTGATAAGGTATGGTAGGACTTCTAAAGCCATTTCTACAAAAGCATCTAATACTGGCTCAAACGCTTTGAATAAACCACCCAAGATCTGCTCAAAAGCAATCATGATAGGTTCCAACTTCTTCATCGCTTTTTCATTCTGCGTGAAGGCATTTACTAACATACCTACTAATGAAACTACTAATCCAATACCAGTCGCCTTGAGTGCTAAACCAAACTTGTTGGTAGAAGATGTGATAGTGTCTAAACCTCTACCTAACTTACCGACAATACCAGGTGCTCCCGCTAAACTATCAATCCAGTCCTCACTTTGTCCTTTTGCGGTTTTTGTAGCATCACCGATGTCGTTAATACGTTCCTGTATTCGTTTGAACTCAGCACTACCTGCTACGGTTTCTCTTTGTAGTTTCTTTAACTCACGAAGGCTTTTTAATGTCCCTTCAGCGTTAATCGCCGCATCAACTCTAACCTGTAAAGTTTGTGTTTGTGCCATTATTTATCAATTCTATTTTTAGCAATCTCAAAAAACTCAGGTAAGTTCTTTAATTGCATATACCATTTATGGAACTTATCCCTTTTTGGAAGTTCAACATTCAAGGATCTTCTTAAATCACCAATAGGGTCTATCAACTCATTAGGTTCGTTCTCTTGGACTTTCTCTTCTATCATAGTATGAAATATCATATTTAATTTATTCAGTTATATCAGGTCTTATAATGGGTCGCAACTTCCTCCAACACAAATCAAGATTGATATTACTTCTCCATTTGTATCTATTTCAGCGATACGGAATGGGCCTGTGGTTGTATCTGTTGATTGGTCTGAATATGCTACAAATCCAGCAACCCCACCTTGTCCGTAAATTGTATCACCGATTGTAAGTGCCGCATAACTCGCATCTGCGTTAGTCAGAGTGGTTATGTTGTAATTTGTAGTACAATAATCGCTACAAGTTCCTAATACCGCACCATGCGTATAAATTGTTGGTTGTGGTGTAATACTTGGGGTAGGTGTCTGAGTTCTTGTATTCGTTGGTGTATTAGTCGGTGTATTATTCGGTGTTGATGATGGAGTTGAAGACAAACTTACCGTTGGTGTTTGCGTCGGTGTTGATGTTGCGGTTGGTGTTAAAGTTGGACAAGAACTAAATACTGACATAGCACCATCAGTTCCAACTTGGAATACTTCATCTCCACCGACTGACTTGAACCATTTATCATTTCCATTAAACTTATTAGCAGTTATGAATGTTGTACTTGAATAAATTGGTAATCCATAAGTTATTGCTGCTTCTTGGAATGAAGTTATACCAGCCTGAGGAACATATACTGTTTGGGTATTACAGAAACCATTACAAGCATCCGTATCACTATTCCATCCAATTCCACCTGTATCAACACATAGAACTAATGATGAGAAGTTAGTTTGTGAAGGAGTAGGTGTGTTCGTACCAGTTGTGGTTGGTGTTGATGTATTTGTCGGTGTCTGTGTATTGGTTGGTGTAATTGTATTGGTTGGTGTTGATGTATTGGTTGGTGTCTGTGTATTGGTTGGTGTAATTGTATTTGTTGGTGTTTGTGTGTTTGTAGAAGTATTTGTCGGTGTCTGTGTATTGGTTGGTGTAATTGTATTTGTCGGTGTCTGTGTATTTGTCGGTGTAATTGTATTGGTTGGTGTAATTGTATTGGTTGGTGTTGATGTCGGTGATGGTGTAGGTGTTGGTGAAACACTTGGATCTAAACTACATCTTAATGAATTACCATTTGTATCAGTTCTCAATATTCTATTTATACCTGTCTGTCCTGAATAACTTGTGAATGTACCACCCCATAGAATTGAACCACTATTTTCTATCATCACTCTCGGAATGAAACTACTTTGTGTATTATTAAATCCTACACCAGTCGCATAAGTATTGTCATAAGTACCACCACTTGTTAATCTTCCTATACCGATTGTTGAAACTCCAGATAATGTTGTGAAACCACCTATGATATATGCTCTATTTTGTGCGTCAATTGCAGAACCAAATATAAAGTTATTGATACTTGACGGTGTGTATCCAGTATCCAAAGTTCCGTTATTATTCAATCTTGCGGCTCTAGTTCTACTAATACCATTATAGTTTGTGAAATCACCGAATACCATATATTGACCATTTGATAATTCATGAATACCTCCATAAGTAAAGTTGTTAAATCCTGTACCAGCACTAAATGTATTATCAATAGAACCATTAGTATTTAATCTAACAATTCTACCAACCGAAGTTCCATTATATCCTGTGAATTGACCCACACAAAGTATCTTACCACTTGCGTCAATTATACCATGACTAACTTGAGAGTTCGCTGGTGAGAAACCTGTACCAGCACTAAATGTTGTATCTTGCGAACCATCAGAGTTTAACCTTATTATACCATTATTAGTAGCACCTGTATAAGAAGTGAAATATCCAAATACTAATATTTTTCCATCGGATTGTATCTTACTATCATAAACCGCTCCTCCAGCAAATCCTGTTCCAACATTAAATGTCGTATCTCTTGAACCATCAGAGTTCAACCTTAAGAACCTGTTAATTGTTGTACCTGTATAAGTTGTAAAATTACCTCCAACATAAACTTTTCCTGTTGATGTTTCTTCTTGAATAGAATTGATAGTATTATTAAATCCAGTTCCAATATTGAAAGATGTGTCAGGGGTTCCATCCTCATTTACTCTAACCATTCTATTCAAGGTTGTACCTGATGGATAGTTAGTGAATGCTCCACCAATATACAATTTATTACCACCTGATACTTTGGATATTGCACCTACTTGAGCATTAAATCCTTGACCTGAGAAACAAACATTAGCAGATACTGGACTTGTAGATGGAGTGTTAGTAGGAGTTCCTGTATTTGTCGGTGTTTGTGTATTGGTCGGTGTTTGTGTATTGGTCGGTGTTTGTGTATTGGTTGGTGTTTGGGTAGGAGTGTTAGTCGCCGTTTGTGAAGGTGTTTGTGTCTGTGTTTGCGTAGGTGTTTCTGTATTGGTTGGTGTTGAAGTATTGGTTGGTGTTGAAGTGTTTGTTGGAGTTAATGTTGGTGTAGGTGTAGGTGTTCTTGTAGGGCATCCTGGAACCAAATCACAATCAGTATTGAAATTATAAATCCCAAATATATTAAAGAAATAATCAACTGAAGTGGCAGTTATTTTTTGTTTAATATAGAACTTATTATTAGGGTATTGTGGAGCCGTATAATAACGTCCAGTAGTTAAAAAGAAAGTGGCAAGAATAACTTTATCAGTTTCTACTATATTACAATCACAATCTAAAACATCTACTAAATAATAATTACTTGTATCTGTCTTAGTTGGAGTAGGCGTAAAAGTATTGGTTGGTGTTAATGTTTGTGTCGCAGTTTGAGTAGGAGTTTCTGTCTGAGTTGGTGTAGCAGTATTGGTTGGTGTTAATGTTTGTGTTGCAGTTTGCGTAGGTGTCTCTGTCTGCGTAGGTGTAGCAGTATTGGTTGGTGTTAATGTTTGTGTCGCAGTTTGAGTAGGCGTCTCTGTATTTGTAGGCGTATTTGTATTTGTAGGCGTATTTGTAGGCGTCTCTGTATTTGTAGGTGTGTTAGTAGGCGTCTCAGTTTGAGTTTGTGTAGGAGTTTCTGTAGGTGTCTCTGTATTTGTTGGAGTAATTGTATTAGTAGGAGTAAATGTTGGCGTATTTGTAGGAGTTTCCGTCTGTGTTGGAGTAGCCGTAAAGGTAGGGCATTGGGTAGTGGTCGGCGAAATTGACGGTGTAATTGTTGCTGTATTACTTGGAGTGGGGGAAACCCTTAATCTACTAATAGTCATTTACAATAAATATAATTTTTCTTTATTTTGGTTGTATCACAAAATTAACAAGGAGCACTTAATGTTTGAATAAATCCACTATTATCTACTTGTATAGCAATACCTGAATTAGGCGCTGAAACACTCTTATAATATTTGCTATTACCAGCAAGAACAGTAGTCAAACCGACATTTGTATAAATTACTTTACCATCATCAAATACATCTTGGAATGTATCAGGACAACCACCAGAATTGGTGAAATATACTGTTAATGGTGTTCCAGTTCCATTACAAGCATCACCAGAAGTATCCCATCCTTGTGTGCCAGGTGATTGTGATACATCAAAGTATATTATCAAAGTACATGGTGAAGGTGTTGGAGTGTTCGTTTGTGTTGGAGTAATGGTAGGTGTTGCTGTATTGGTTGGAGTATTGCTTTGTGTTGGTTGAATAGTTTGTGTTTGACTTGGTGTATTTGTTGCGGTATTTGTTGGCGTAGGAGAAGTTCCAGGACACGAAGTACTTGTTGGAGTGAAACTCGGTGTTATAGACGGAGTTAAACTTATTGTTGGACTAACACTTGGAGTTGGTGTGGGAGTGTATCTAAATGCCATATCTTAAATATTTTTTAACAAGGTGTTCCTGATGTTATTATTGTAAATACCGCCAAATCAGCGTAAGGGAAACCAGGCTCAACGCTTCCTTGTTGAATACAAGTGGTTATTGTATTACTTCCTGTTGAACCAAAATATTCCCAAGTCAAAGTTCCATTACATAAATTATATCTAACCCAACCTGGACTTGTTATATTCAAAGTCGTGTTTATTCTACATAATACTGACGGAGTAGCACTCGGTGTTGGTGTAGGTTGATTTAGTGTCGCAGTTGGCGTAGGTGTCGCTGTAGGAGTTCTTGTTGGACTTGGTGATAAGTTTGGTGTATTGCTTGGGGTTGGTGTCGGTAATGGTGTCCAACTGGTACAAGCAGAAAACGCCGACAAACAATAAGTTAATCCTGTTGTATTGAAACTTTCATATAAACCACAAAGAGTTATGGCACTTGAAGGAGCAAGCGTCCAACTACCATCAACTCCATCACAATACTTAAAGGTAAATGTTTGAGGTATAATGTCGTTATTTGTAATAGTCATAGAAACACAATTACCTGTGAAGGCTGATATGGTTTCATTTTTGAATGGTTCTAACTTAAATGATGGTGTTGTCGCAGAACAAGAGTTATACACAGCATAATCCCAAAAAGTGTAATAACTTGATGTTTGAGTTCTGTAAATATCAAAGTAAGGTACTTCATATGTATATGCCTCATTATATTCGGTTCTAATAACTCTATATCTTTCAACTAACTTGAATGGGGCTGATGATAAAGGCCCTTTGTAAATATCCACATACTGATCTTCAAAAGCCCATATTGGATACAATATGTCTGTGTGTGTATGGATTACATCACAAGGGTCATCACAAGAAATTAAATCATAAAATAAAATAGGACTTGGGGTATAATCTCTTGTAAGTTTAACCAACTCAACATTACATAAACCAGGTCTTAATAATGATAATCCTGAAATCTTATTGATACGGAACTTTGCGTTTTTGATAATAATAGTTTCATTATAATATAAGTTTGCAACCTCCCAAGGCGTTAGATACATTTGAACTTGATAAATCTTATTCTCATCACTAGTCAAATCTTCAATATAATCTCTATAATATCTGTCATATTGGTTTTCTAATGTTGGATAAATAATTTCATCTTCTGTGAAAGTATTACTACTATCATAAATGGTATAATGTGAAAAATCCTTTATAGCAAATGGATATGTCGTCAATCTATTATAGTTTAGGAATGTCCCCATACTTGTTAATCCAATAACTGTAAATGGATTGTTTGTCCCCGCATATCTATAGAAGAACGGACGAGTTAGAGTATTTCCTGTTGGTATTGAAACCGACTTAAATGTTTGTCTTGGTATTGAACGGAATGGTCTATACTCAAAGGTGGATATACCATTATTGTTGTCTTCTTTGGTGATGAAATAACAAGGTAAAGCGATGTTAGTATCACCAGTCGCATTCAAATAATAATCAGTATTCTGACCTAATGTTTGTGTTAGGTCTGTTGTTTTGTTTTTATAATCTATATTGAGGTCAATAGTGTTTTGACCGAATATCTTATTTGACCTCTTTGTATATTCTGTATTGATGTAATCTTTGTCGGCTTTATTTGCGGCAAATATTGTTCCGTTAATTAAGTTGGTTGTTGGATAAAGATTTTGTGTTGCATCAAAATTGACTTTTTCAGTCCAATCTAAAGTTTCACCTTTACCAATATAATCAATCATAGGTTCTACTATGAGTGTTTTTGGTTTGACTGGATGTTCTACAACAACAAGATTAAATGTCCTATTGATGTTTTGGATAAAGTCAATTTGTTTCTGGTCGCAAGCCATTTCCTTGTTCAACTCTATTGTGAAGGGGAGAACAACAGGAGAACTGGTTATTTCAAATGAGGCACCAACTACCTCAAATGGTAATGCGTTTTTTGTATATGATAAAAAATATAAATCCGTTCCATAAATTGAACCTGCTGATGTTGTTGTTCCCGTAATATCAAATGTTTCAGTTATGCCTGTAAATGGATTTGAACTGAAATAATCACTACTTTGGACTAGTTCAGCCAATAATGGTGATGTATTCTGTCTATATTTCCATAATTGTAATTTACCGTAGGCAAATGGAGTGCCTGGCCCTGTATTTCGTATTGAAATACTAGCCTTGTAAGAAAAAGGAAGCCCGTTGCTTAATGGTAAAGCAAACATATAGTTTTCTAACTCATTCTGAGATAATGTTGTCCCAGAATACTCGCTATATTCAAGAGGATTAAAGCCGAGGTTCTCCTCAACTATGTCTTTTGTTTTGAACCAATTTACAGTACTGACGACCGATGTTGAAATGTTTTCAACTTGACGCACATACGAGTTTGTTTCACCCGATAGATTTACCCATTCATATTTGTATGGGACTGCTTGTGCCATATAAGGTTGTTCAGTATTGAACGACAAAGGTATGTAATATCTACCAAAGTAATCAGTATCAAAAAACTCACTCTCTAAATAATAACCAGCCTGATTAACTATAAGTTCATATAATGTTCTTGTCCTAACAGAAGGAATGAGATACGAAGATATGAGCGGGGTTCCTGAAAAGTCAAAAAATCCTGTAATTCCTGAAAAATCCAATAGAGGTGTATTAGCAACATTTATGTCTCTAATATCTCTAAAGGTTGAACCAGTATAATCATACCCCCTCTGTCCTAAAATATATTGGACATCACCTGTGTTGATTGGGGTAATAGTTGTAGGATTGGTTGGATTAGCAAGATTGTATGAATATGGGTTATGTAATGATGTATCAAAAAATAAACTCTGTGCTACATCCAAGTCATATAGAGAATGATTTAATGGTGTTGTATCAACATTACATAAGGCTTTGTCTCCTATGTTTGCCACAAGGTCTCCCACAGCAGAATAGAAGGTGATAGAATATACCTTTTCAATTTTGTTTATAGACACACTATTCAACCTAACATATCCATTATAGATTTCATAACCATCATATATTAGGTCAGCCTCAAACTTTTGTTTGGGGTTCCAATCTGTGAATACTTGGTTTATATCAAAGAAGTAGTTGAATATGTAGTTATTGTTTTTTGAACCAGGAACTTTGAACTCTTTTGTGAAAGCACTATTCTTTTTGGTAATGTCTTGTATCTCAGCGAAGGAAACCTCCATATCAATTTCTTCATTACCATAAAGTTCAATAAACTCTTGGTTTCCTTCCACATAAGTTCTAATTTGTAATCCCATATTTTATCCTTGTGTTCTATAACGTTTGACATTAGCATATTTCAAATCAAAAGTGTATTGAAATATTTTTTGATATTGTTTTTGGAACTTCTTGAGTTCTTTATTATTTATCACAACTGGTAGAAGATATTGATATTGTCTTATTTCACCAAGACAGGACTGGCAATCCTCTATATCTGGTTGAGCACAAGGGTCAATCATTTCTGTTGTCCCTTCAATAACATATACCTCTGGTGAGTTGAATAATTCCTCCACTACAACTGTATCTTCATCAGTCATAAAGTTAGACATACATTCAATAGTATAACTTGCATCTTGGTCGTAAATGGTTGTACCTCTTTGGTATGCTCCTCTTGAATACCAAGATTTGTCTAATGAACTCTCTTGTCTGTATTGTTTTCTATCAACCTCAAAGGTCTTAGTGGATTTCTTACCAAATGTATAAGTGTCCCACATACCCCTTCCATTAAGGAACAAAAGATGTATTGGATTATTTATACAATCAGGGTCTTCCATATAGAACTCAAGTATTTCACTCGTTCTTGCTGAGAAGTTCATATCACTACCTGATGTTAGATAGAAACATAATTTCTGTGCGTCTTGTGGGATTACATTTGTTCCTGTTTGTGTAATGTTCCACGGCATATAGAATACCGCCTGTTTCCAAATATCATAGTTATTAACTAATGTAGAATTGTTTGCAGTATATGCTGAATAGGTATAATTCTCCCCTTGAAAGTCAGCCCCACGAACTACCACTCTTGTAGTTTGATTGTTGAAGTAATCATTCTGTCCATCAAGGAATGAAATGATTATAGGACAATCAGGGTGATGTTGTCTTCTACGAACTCTTTGTGATACATAACCATCTTGGGATATTGTCTTGTATTCTCTACCTGCGGCATTTAATAACTCACGAGGCCCACAAGTTGTATCATCACCTGGTTGATAGATGTGTCTAAACAAATCATAATAATACCATGACTGATTATCTACTTGGAAAAAGTTAGGGGATTGTATATAACCAGATCCTAGTGTAGCCCCTGATAAATAAGGTGATGGAATAAGTTTATTATCCACACCAGGAAATATATTGACTGCTGGTGGTTGGTAAGATGCCAACAAATCCATATCTATAACAATAGCAGATATGCTTGGGTCTTCATACTCACAACCAACTTTTATTTGGTATTGTTCTGCGTGCCATAAAACAGGGACAGTATCACTCAAGTTATTACCCCCATAGATATTAAACGCATTTAATGTTCTTGTCTGTGTAGCATCACTCATAGTCAATATAGAGTTTTCGTCAGCAACATAGTTCAAGTATGGATATGTTGTTCCTGAAAAACGTGGATTGGCTTTGAGGAATGTTCTTACAATTTCTTCCAACTCAACAATCGCTCTACCATGAGAGTTTGGACGAACCTTTAATCTTGCGGTTGGTTGTGGTGTTCCTGAAAAGTTTATACTATCAGGTCTAAAATATATGTCTATTACAAACTTAAAGTTTTGTAAGGTATATCCTGTGGAGGAAAGTGTATAGATGTGCTCACCATTACTGGGGGTAATAGTTAGTGGTGATTGTTCTACATTTATTATAACGCTCATATTATTTGATTGGTTCTTGAATTATACTGGTTAGGAACTTTTGAAGGTCAATACCAAGTTGTGCCGCAGGCCCATTAGGATTGTTGAATGCGTCAATCAAAGTATCAAAACTATCATCATAGAAATTGGTTGGTTGAATACCAAACTCCTTTATAGATTTTGATATTGCAAATGCTGCACCTTTAATATTGAACTTCTTGAACCTACCTCTTGGGTCTCTATTCATCCCCTTAGTTCTCATCCAAGCCATAAGAGGTTTCAAAGGAACATATTGACCTGGTTGTCTTCCGTCATTTACATACTTCCAATAGTTCAGCATGTTTATCTTCATCTTATTGGTGCCTTCGTCAAAGGATACATTTATAGAGTTGTATAATGAACCAGTTTTTTGTTTCATATTCCTTATTCCCGAAGCAGATTTTTGACCGAAGAAACCTGGTGCGTATGGATAGGGTTTTGCTAAGTTTGCCTTGAGTGATTTTTCAAACATGGCAGCAAGTTCCTCCATCGCCTCATTATAGTTAGGTCGTGGTATTTGTTGAAATGAATAATATTGATACTTACTCGCTTGATCCATCACTATTATTATCACAAGGAGGGAATGCCGCATAAGGTGCGATACATCTGTTTATTGCATCAGGAACTCTCAACTTAATATTACCAGTCCATCCATTTACATAGTCGTCGTATGCCTCACCAAATGGGGTCATATCTATTGGATAGTCAATATCAAGATTACAATAACATTCCATTCCTGTTGCGTATTTTAATTGGGCTATAACATCTTTGAGAATGTCTAGTGTATCACTATATGTATCCAATTCATTATCAAAGTTTTTGGTATTCTGTATATCCATAATCAAGATGCTAAAATCATAGGTAGTTTCCCTACCATCTGTTTTTGCTCCATTAGGAATAACCCACATAGCAGGATAGAATGGGGCTTGATTACTTTGGACATTATCTTGCTTCAATCTCATTTCCGTATTGTAAATAAGTTGTTCCACATCACCAAATCCCCATGATTGTATTTGTTCATGATAATCTGCTAATTGTCTTAGCAAATCCATTATCTTCTTAAAGTTATAGTAGCCGACTGCGTTTGCCATATTATCTTTGTTTCATTTGTTGTTGTATCTTCTGAGCCTCTCGTCTCCTGATGTCGTTTATATCCTTCGTGTATGATAAATAGTTGAGAACAAACACTAACGGATATTTAGTAATTTCTTCAATTTTTGTAATATCTTCGTTCGCCAAGGATACAAGAGTAGCGAACCAACCCCAAAACTTATCAAAGGAATAAACTTCACGAGTATCCAAATCATCTTTGCCATCAACTTCAACTGGAGCCCGAAAGAGCCCCGAAAATTGCCTTGCAAGGTTTTGTCTAAATGAAAAAAAAAATTGGTAGAACCACGAACATAACGGACGGGGAGTTTCTTAAACTCCTCTGCTTTAAGTTGTAATTCCTTTGAGTTATACGGTTTGTAGTTTCCTTTCTCATCTACTTCTCTGTATAACATAGCCATCAATAGTGGCATCTCTCTTTTCTTTTCGTGTTCTTCTTTTGATAGGTATGTATCAATATCTATAAACTCACCAAAGGTTAGATTTGGTAAATCTAAAAATCTGTATTTTTTGTTGTTAAAGTCAAACTCATTATAGAACTTATCCCCACTCTCATTTAGGAATGCTGAAATCTCATTTGATACTTTCAATACTTCTAAGTAATCACTATTCTCAATTTCTTCTTCTGTTAATCCTGTGGTGAATGATAATAACTTTACACAGAACTCACGCTCATCAGTCCATTCCTGTAATAAAGTAAGTTTAGACCACATTTCAACGGTGGGTTCATCAATCTGGTATTGTTTGTTTTGGTAGTTAAACTTCATCATATAAAAATATCTTTATTGTTTTTTTTATTCATAACTTATCTAATAACATAGGTTCCATAAGTTGCTTTTTTCTTGTAGGAATGATATGATAATGCAAGTGATATTACTGTGTCGTCGTGGAACCCATTAGGAGACCCGTATTTGACTTTTCTTGACTTAGGTGAGTATTCATATGTAAAAACAGAAAGTTCTTTGTAAAGGTCTGTATTGAGGTCTGGTGAGGGGAGTTTAATTTTGGTCTCATTCATACCCATAATCAAATCTTCAATCAGGTTTTGCTTACTATCATTACTGGTTATGAATGGTTGAACTGAAGGGTATTGTTTTTTGATTTGTTCATAAAGAACATCTCCAATACTATTAACTTCAGCAAAACATACTGGTCTCCATTTCTTCAACTTATTAACAACTTCACTAATGATGATGTCCCAACTCTTCTGTCTTTCTCTATAAAAATCAACCATCTCACCATCCCCATTTAATATGGTCAGAACTGTATAGTCATTCTGACGACCAAAGTCCAAACCAGCATAATACTTTTTGGAAGGGTCATAGGCAGGGTAATCATTCAATACACAACTATTTTTTAATGAACCGAATACTTCCCCACCATCATCTATGAACTCTGCTAGTATCTCTTGTTTATAGATTGTTTCTGGTAAAGATAATTTCGCTTCTTCCAATTCTTCGTGTGTGATAAATGGTGTATCAAATGATGTAGCGAAGAATGTTTTGTAGGTCGGGTATTCATCACTCATACCTCGTAATGCTACTTGATGAAACCAGTTCTTTCCTTTTGGTGTAGATATGAATAATACCTTTTTACCTTGAACCAATACTGTCGGTCTTAATACTTCCATCCAAACATTATCTTTGATGTATGCCGCTTCATCAATAACAAGATAGGTCAAAGTATAACCTCTCAAAGTATCTTCTCTCTCACCACTCCTAAAATACATCACAGACCCGTTGATGAAGGTGATGGTTAGTTCTGACTTATTGACAGATTTTGTAAGTCCTGTTCCTGCGATTGTATTGGTTAGTTCTGTGAATACTTTTTTTGCTTGTGAATAAACTGGTGAGACCCACATAGATACTGAACCATTATCTTCTAAAGCCCATTTCAATAGTAGGTTCATAGCAGTAAATGATTTCCCTGATTGTCTCCCAAAACAACCGACTATGTATTTGATGTTCTTTGATAAACAAGCATCAATAATCTCCTTCTGTTTAATGGTAGGGGTGAAACCTTGAACTGTCAGTTGTTTAATCATTACAATATATTATTTATTCACTCGGTTCCCCAAAGTTTAGTTTGATTGAGGTTCCTGTAATATGCACTTTCTCAGGTTCATTCAAACCTTGTAATTTAGCAAGGTCATTTAATGCTTGTCTTGCGTTTGTATAATCATTAGACATCAACGCTTGTTCGTATATGTCCCAATATTTCTGTGTATGTTTCAATACAAGTTTGTCTTTTTCAAGTTCAAACTTTTTCTTCAGTAATACCCATACTTTACCCCAATATTCATTTGCTTGTGATTTAGACATATTTGCGCTGTCCTTACAATACTTTACAAACTCACCATAAGACAGGTGGTTTTCTAATATCTCTCTTGCCGCATTATTGATGAATGTTCTTTTTTCAACATCGGTCATTCTTTTTGCGTATGAACCCTTTGGTCTCCCCGCTGGTCGTGGAGGTATTGGTGTTAGGGGTAATTCATCATCAGGAATTATTATATCCGTCATCTGTTTTTATTTTTAATTCTGTTGGTTTATTTTGTTCATCCAAATATCTATGTTTGGCTTCCTCATAGATTTTTCGTTTAAGCATCTCAAACTCCCAAATCTTCCCTTTCATCTTTTCGTTTCTCGCTTTAACTCTTTTGTTGTGGGCTTTCTTGCCTCCACGTTTCTTACTTTCTGGCATATTATTCTATCAAATTATCAAACCATTTATCTATGTCGTAATAACGACTATTCGTTCCTTTGTCTTTAATATCACTTTTTTGTCTTTTCCATCCATCATTATAAACATTATTATTTATGTTTATATCTTCATTATCGTATATCTTTCGTCCTTCACTTTTTGTAATAACACCATCATTCAACATATCATCACTTACCAATAGATTAGCGGGGAATCTGCCTTGAGTGTTTATGTAAGGTGTATTTTGTATCTCATCAATATTTCTTTTTTCACGACCATCTTTTTCTTTCCATTTTTGTAGATGTTTTTTATCACCAGATATTTTAATACCAACCTCATCTACAAATGGTATTCTACAATCATCTATCCAACTAATACCCTTGCTATACATCTATCAAATTATCAAACCATTTATCTATGTCGTAATAACGACTATTTGTTCCTTTGTCTTTTGGTTCGCTGTCCTTATTACCTCCACCAAAATAAACCACTTGAGATTTAGATGGAGAATATTTTGTATTATTTCTATTAGAACCACTTTTACTCACACTACCATCATTCAACATATCATCTGACACCAATAGATTAGCGGGGAAACGACCTGTGGTATTTAATTCATTACCACTCTTAAATCCAAATGAACTGAACTCACCTGTTGCGTTTAATGAACCTGGTGTTGCTGACTTTATATCCCCCTCATCCACAAATGGTATTCTACAATCATCTATCCAACTAATACCCTTGCTATACATCTATCAAATTATCAAACCATTTATCTATGTCGTAATAACGACTATTCGTTCCTTTGTCGTTGTATTGAACTCCTTTCATTTTAACAACTTTTCTATTCTTTTCTATAAAATTGAAATGGTGTGCGTCATTTATGTTTATCATTTCCATTTTTCCATCACCACTTCCACTACTATAAATTATACCATCATTCAACATATCATCACTTACCAATAGATTAGCGGGGAAACGACCCCTAACATCTATTTCGTTTAATGAACTTCTAAATTGAGTTATTGACCCATCACTTATCTGTCCTTTTTCTGGCATCTTATAATCACCTTGTAATCTATATTTTGGATTGGTAGCAGGGTTTTGTGTATCCTCAAACGGAATCCTACAATCGTCTATCCAACTAATACCCTTGCTATACATCTATTATTTTATCAAACCATTTATCTATGTCGTAATAACGACTATTTGTTCCTTTGTCGTTGAAACCACCTCTTTCTTTTACAGTTTCAGGCCTCATTCTAATACCGTCATTTTTTCCATCAGAGTTGGGTAAAGCCTTTCCTTTACCTCCACTCACACTCTTACTAATAACACCATCATTCAACATATCATCTGATACTAATAGATTAGCGGGGAAACGACCTCTATTGGATGGTTCAAGTATTCTATTTTTTGTACCCCAACCATTATCACTTTGTTTGGTTTCTTGATAATCTATTGCCACCATGATTTCTTCATTATGAGGAATCCTACAATCATCTATCCAACTAATACCCTTGCTATACATCTATCAAATTATCAAACCATTTATCTATGTCGTAATAACGACTATTCGTTCCTTTGTCGTTGAAACCATTTGTTGATTGTGGTGGTATTCCTTTTCCTCCACCATATATTTTTTGTTCTATTCTGTTGTTTCTAATATTATCATTTGATTTACTAATAACCCCGTCATTCAACATATCATCACTTACCAATAGATTAGCGGGGAAACGACCTTGAGTGTTTAGTTGATATTCACCTCTGATAAATCCATCTCCATTTCCAAATATATTTTGTTTTTGTTTTGTTATAATCCCAATACTCTTATCCCCCTCATCCACAAACGGAATCCTACAATCATCTATCCAACTAATACCTTTAGAATAACTCTTGCTGCCCATTACTAATCTTTTCCTTCAATAACTTTTTAAGGTCTTCTTTGGATACTTGTAATCTCTCCTGTGCTATGTCGTA